AATAGATACCCTAGTGGTGTTTATGGTGGTGGCTTTGTAGCTGCTGTAGATGATACATCTTATCCTAGCGCCGCTGGTGCTGGTGCAGCAATGCACTTTAATGCTCGTACCTATGCCAACAACGGACCACTTACTAATAGATATTTATTTAGTTGGGGTTCATGGCTAACTACCCACATGGCTATGACAGCTGGTGGTAATCTATTGATTGGTAAGACAACTGACAGCGGAGAGGAACTTCAAGTGAATGGCGACGCAGATGTAAGCGGAGATATTAATGCAGATGGGGACTTCTACCATAATGGTACTCAAGGTTATACTGGAAATGTAACCATACAACAACCCTCTCCAAATCCACCTATAACCTTAGAAATAAATGGTGGAATAATAACAAATGTAACATAAAAACAAACTTATAAAAAACAAACATCATGATCGAAATTAACGAACTAACAATCCCAACTAAAGGAACTGCTAAGTACTTAAACGTAACAGCTAACGGCTTTAGTATTTCACCGACCAACGGAATTACTATCTATTGGTCTTTACATTCTCAAGGTAGTAGAGAAAACGAAGAAGGAGAAACAGAATATTACCCATCTGGTAACTTACTAGAAGGCAATCTTCAATTCCCTCAAGAACAATACGACCTTTGGGGAACAGACGACACCCACGTAACTGATTGGGTTTTAACTGAGCTAGGACTTACCGAAGCAACAGAAGAGTAAAAAATAGTAAAATAGAGTAATACTATATATAAGTTAAAAACCAAACATTAAAATTTTATTATGGAAAACAAAATCAAAGAAGAGCAACTTACGAAGTTGCAAGGACTAGTAAACCAAATCAACCAATTACAAATGGAATTGGGTCAAGTAGAATCTAGGAAGTACGACATTATCGGTTCGATCCCTATGGTACGTAAAGAACTTAATGAGTTCCAAAACGAACTAGAGGAAGAGTACGGTAAGGTTAGTATCAACATCCAAGATGGTACTATCAAAGAAGTAGAAGATGAAGCTAATCCGGAAGATTAGTGTAGGGAGAGATTATAAGAACGATGCTATGCACTACTCCGTGGGCCAAGAGGTCTACGGAGGGCATACCATCTGTGATATAGTCGAAGATGACACTAAGTATAGTATCTATATAAGGAAGAACGAAGAAGTTCTACCTTGGAAAGATTTCAACAAGAACATGGCAGTCTCTGTTGAGTACAACCTAGAGTATTAATGAAAGGCACTTTTTATTTTTTAATAAAGCCTAAAAACGAAAGATACAACAACACTAAAAAAGTCGGTGACAAAGAGCTTATACTTAACACCGAAATATTTAACCATGATTATATAAGCAGACAAGGTGTAGTGGTTGGCTTACCAACTGAGTTTGACACACCTGTTAAAGAGGAAGATGAAGTAATTGTGCATCACAATGTATTTAGAAGATGGCACGATGCTAGAGGCAAAGAAAGAAACAGTACTAGTTATATAGAAGAAGATTTATATAAGATAGCTATTGATCAAGTATTTGCTTATAAAAAGGATAAACAATGGAAAGCCTTACCAGGTTATACATTTGTTAAACCCGCTGGAGAGTTCATAGGTGAAGTTGTATATTCTGACGTTTACGATAAAGGCGATATAGTTGGTTACAGACCAGCTGGAGAGTATGAGTTTAATATAGACGAAGAAAAACTATATAGACTTAAAACAGATTTTATTACAATTAAATATGAACATCAAGGAGAAGAAAAGCAACATAATAGAAGCTGGGTATAAGGCCGTTGAGGAACTTATTAAAGTAGCAGAAGAAAAGATTATCACAAACACTGAAGAAGACGTGTCTGCTGATAGACTTAAAAATGCTGCAGCTACAAAGAAGCTTGCTATATTCGATGCCTTTGAAATATTAACTAGGATTGAAGAAGAGAAAGCTTTGCTAGAAAACAAGACTGTAGAAAAAACAAAGCAAGCCTTTAGTGGTTTTGCTGAGCGTAAAAGTAAATAGTCATGTATGAGCAAAGCCTAGTAAAAGTCGTAGAACCAATACGTATTAATACGATCAAGAGACTTAACAAGTCTAAGAGTTGGGAATACGGCTACAATAAAGAACACGACATAATTGTTATTAGCAAGACAGGGCAAATAGGTGAAATAATAGAAATACAAAACCTACAGATAGCTCTGCCAAAGCAACCAGCAGAGGTTAAACGCTGGGATAATAACAAATGGAACGTAGAGCCATTGCCTAAAGACTTGAGTAACATCAAGTCTATATTTGATTGGAGAGATCTTCCTAATAACTTTAAAGAACAATGGATAGATTACATTGAGGAAGAGTTTAAAAGAAGAGATGAAGGCTTTTGGTTTTACAATAACGGTGTACCAACGTATATAACTGGTAGCCATTATATGTACCTACAGTGGAGTAAGATCGACGTAGGTAAACCTGATTATAGAGAAGCAAATAGATTATTCTTTATATTTTGGGAGGCTTGCAAAGCAGATAACAGATCTTATGGTATGTGTTATTTGAAGAATCGACGTTCTGGTTTTTCATTTATGGCATCGAGTGAGACAGTTTCTTCTGCCACGATTAAGTCAGATTCTAGATATGGTATATTATCAAAGTCTGGTGCTGACGCAAAGAAAATGTTTACAGATAAGGTTGTACCTATTTCTATAAACTATCCTTTCTTTTTCAAGCCTATACAAGATGGTATGGATAGACCTAAGACAGAGCTAGCATACCGAGTTCCAGCAAGCAAGCTAACTAGAAAGAGGATGTCGTCATCTGAAGGTCTAGAAGAAATGCAAGGGCTTGATACTACTATAGACTGGAAGAATACAGGAGATAACTCCTATGATGGTGAGAAGCTTGCGTTACTAATACACGATGAGGCAGGTAAGTGGGAGAAGCCTGAGAATATACTAAATAACTGGAGAGTAACAAAGACTACGCTCAGGTTAGGTAGTAGGGTTATAGGTAAGTGTATGATGGGTTCAACATCAAATGCGTTAGACAAAGGTGGATCAAACTTTAAAAAGTTATACAACGATTCTGACGTAACTAAAAGAAATAAGAACGGACAAACTAGCTCAGGTCTTTATTCTTTGTTTATCCCAATGGAGTGGAACTACGAAGGATTCATGGACGAGTATGGTGTCCCGGTATTTAATACTCCTAATAAACCGGTGATAGGTCCTGATGGGAGTGAAATAGATTTAGGTGTTATAGAACACTGGCAAAACGAGGCTGAAGGCTTAAGAAGTGATCAAGACTCTTTAAACGAATTTTACAGACAGTTCCCAAGAACTGAAGAACATGCGTTTAGAGATGAAACAAAAAATAGTATATTTAACCTAACAAAGATATACGAGCAAATAGATTATAACGAGGAGACTGCAAGACCTATTAAAGGAAACTTTCAATGGGAGAACGGAGTTAAAGATTCAAGGGTTTTATTTGTTCCTGATTTAAACAATGGTAGGTTTAATATATCTTGGGTTCCAGGTACACACTTGCAAAACAAGATGGTACTAAAAAACGGACTCAAGTTTCCTGGCAACGAACACATTGGAGCTTTCGGTTGTGATAGTTACGATATATCAGGGACAGTAGATGGTAGAGGTTCTAAAGGTGCACTGCACGGACTTACTAAGTTTAGTATGGAAGATGCACCACCTAATACTTTCTTTTTAGAATACATAGCACGACCACAAACATCTGAGATATTTTTCGAAGATGTATTGATGGCTTTGGTTTTTTATGGCATGCCAATATTAGCAGAGAATAATAAGCCACGTTTATTGTATTATTTAAAAAGAAGAGGTTATAGAGGATATTCAATGAACAGGCCTGATAAGACTTGGAATAAGTTATCACCTGCAGAAAAAGAAATAGGTGGTATACCTAACTCTAGTGAAGATATAAAGCAAGCACACGCATCAGCGATTGAAAGTTATATATCAAGCTATGTAGGTTTAAACGAGCAGGGTGACTACGGTAATATAGAATTTAATAGAACGCTAAACGATTGGGCTAAGTTCGATATAAATAAAAGAACACAGTACGACGCATCTATTAGTTCTGGACTTGCTATCATGGCTTGTAATAGACATATGTATCAACCTAAAACAGAAAGACAAACAAACACATTGAACTTTGGCTTTTCAAAGTTTGATAACAAAGGAGCAATATCAAAGATAATTGAGTAATGATTAAAACTAAAACTAAATCCGTTTTCCCTAGTCAGGCAGTGCCTGATGAGGAGAAGTCAAGCTTTGACTACGGCCTGCAAGTTGCTAAGGCAGTTGAGGCGGAATGGTTTGACAGAGACGGTGGTAGCTCTAGGTATTATGATACTAAGAATAGGTTTCATGAGCTTAGACTATATGCTAGAGGTGAACAGTCTGTTCAGAAGTACAAAGATGAATTATCTATTAACGGTGATTTGTCTTATCTTAATTTAGACTGGAAGCCTGTACCAATTATTCCTAAGTTTGTTGATATTGTTGTTAATGGTATATCTGAAAGACTATACAAAATAAAAGCTTTCTCACAAGACCCTGCATCTGTCAAAGAAAGAACAGATTACGTAGAGGCGGTGATGGAAGATATGCAGTTTAAAACATTTAAAGAAACTGTACAACAAGAGACTGGAGTTAATACATTTAATAATGATCCAGCAACTATACCACAAGATGATGACGAGTTAGCAATACACATGCAGCTAGATTATAAGCAAGGTATAGAGATAGCAGAAGAGGAAGCACTAGATAACTTATTTAATTTAAATAAATATAGTTTAACAAAGAAAAGATTAGATTACGATTTAACTGTACTTGGTATTGCTTGTGTTAAAAACGGTTTTAATACAGCTGAAGGAGTTACAATCGAGTATATCGATCCAGCAAATATAGTTTATTCATACAGTGAGTCACCGTTCTTCGATGACTTATACTACGTTGGTGAAGTTAGGAGAATTACTTTGACACAATTAAAGAAACAATTCCCTGACCTAACCCAAGAGCAACTAGAAGATCTAGAAAGTAAATACCAAAGCTCTAATTACGATAGATACAACTATTATCCTGAGCATCGACAAGATAAAGATTATATCAATGTATTGTACTTCGAGTATAAAACATTTAATAATCAAACATATAAGATTAAACAAACTGCATCTGGTGCTGACAAAGCAATAGAGAAGTCTGATACATTTAATCCACCTAAAGATCAAAGAGCTAGATTTCAAAGAGTTTCTAGATCTATTGAGGTTTTATACTCTGGAGTTAAAATATTAGGTCACGATATATTATTAGATTGGAAGCTATGTGAAAACATGACGCGTCCTAAGTCTGATATAACAAAGGTTGCTATGAGTTATAACATCGTAGCACCAAGGATGTATAAAGGAGTTGCCGAGTCGTTAGTAAGTAGAATGATGACGTTTGCTGATATGGTTCAGTTGACGCATTTAAAGCTGCAGCAGGTTATGTCACGCATGGTACCAGATGGTGTCTACTTAGACGCTGATGGTATTGCTGAGATTGACTTAGGTAACGGTACTAATTACAACCCTCAAGAAGCATTGAATATGTATTTCCAAACTGGTTCTGTTATTGGTAGATCAATGACACAGGATGGAGACTTCAACAATGGAAGAGTACCTATTCAAGAACTACAAACCAGCGGTGGTAACGCTAAAATATCTGCACTTATTAATTCTTATAATTACTACTTGCAAATGATTAGGGATGTGACAGGTTTGAACGAAGCTAGAGATGGTAGTGCACCAAACGAAAACTCTTTGGTTGGGCTGCAGAAGTTAGCTGCAGCAAATTCAAACGTCGCTACTAAACATATACAAGATGGAGGTTTATACCTTACTCTTAAAACCGCAGAGGCGTGCTCTCTTAGAGTTTCTGATGTACTTGAATACTCTAATACTCAGAACCAATTTGTACAGTCTCTAGGAAGATTCAACGTTGGTACACTTCATGAGGTTAAGAACCTACATTTACATGACTTTGGTATATTCTTAGAGATAGAGCCTGACGAAGAAGAGAAGACTAGATTAGAAAACAATATTCAAATGGCATTGCAGCAACAAGCTATTAACTTAGAAGATGCTATAGATATTAGGAATATAAGAAACACTAAGCTAGCTAACCAATTACTAAAGGTTAGGAAATCTAAAAAGATGGCACTTGACCAAGCACTTAAAGAGCGTAATATACAGATGCAAGCTCAAGCAAATCAAGAATCATCTAGAGTTGCAGCAGAAGCTGAGATGCAGAAGCAACAATCGCTAGCGTCTACTGAGATACAAATACATCAAGCTAAGAATCAGTTTGAAATTGAGAAGATGGAAAGAGAAGCACAAATCAAGTTTGATCTTATGCAAAAAGAATTTGAACTAAACATGCAGCTTAAAGATGTAGAAAGTCAAGTGATAAAGGATAAAGAGAAGTATAAAGAAGATCGCAAAGACGAAAGGACTAGAATACAAGCCAGTCAACAATCTGAGATGATCGAGCAAAGAAAACAAAATGCACCTGCTAAGAAGTTTGAATCCGCTGGGTTTGACAACTTGGGAGGATTTGGCTTGGAGCAGTTTGAACCAAGATAAAAAAAACAAACAAACACTCATATAATATTATATCATGGAAGAAATTAAAGATGAACAACCAGTTGTAGAGCAGGAGGTGACACCAACTGAAGAAGCACCGGTTGAAGAAAACAAAGTTAAAAGTGAAGTATTAGAAGATGGAACTTACAGAGTAGGTTTATCAGATACTAACGAAACGCCAACGGTAGAAGAGCCACAGGCACCTGAAGAACCAAAAGTAGAAGAGGATGTTCCTGTTTTACAAGAGGTTACTGATGAGCCTGAAGTTGAAGAACCTATCGCACAAGAGCCAGCACAAGAGACAGTTCAAGAAGAAACTGTAGTTCAGGAGCAACCACAAGTTGACTTGCCTGAAGGGATTGAAAAGCTAGTTGAATTTATGAAAGAAACTGGTGGAACAATCGAAGACTATGCTAGGTTAAATGCTGATTACGGAAAACTAGACGATAAAGCACTTTTACTAGAATATTACAAGGCGACCAAGCCTCATCTAAGTTCAGATGAACTCAACTTCTTAATCGAAGATAGATTTGATTATGATGAAGAAATGGACGAAGAGAGGGATATAAAAAGAAAAAAGCTCGCGTACAAAGAAGAAGTAGCACAAGCTAAAAATCATCTCGAGAGTATGAAGTCGAAGTATTACCAAGATCTTAAGTTAGGATCGCGGTTGACTCCTGATCAACAGAAAGCTATGGACTTTTTCAACAGGTACAACGAGGAACAAAAATCGGTGGAAGAACTAACCACCAAACAGCAGCAACACTTTCAAGCTGAAACAAACAAAGTTTTCAACGATAAGTTCAAAGGTTTTGACTTTCAAGTCGGTGAAAAGAAATATCGCTTCAATGTGAAAGATGTGCAAGAAACAAAGCAAGCTCAAAGCAACGTTATGAATGTGTTCGATAAGTTTATCGGCCAAGACAATTTGTTAAGCGATGCTAAAGGTTATCATAAGTCTTTGTTTGCTGCGCGTAATGCTGATGCACTCGCTAATCACTTTTACGAACAAGGTAAAGCTGATGCAGTTAGAGATATGACTGCTCAAGCTAAAAACATCAAAGTCGATCGTACTACATCTGATGGTATGGTAGATGCTGGTGGTACTAAAGTAAGAGTTATTAGTGGTGAAAATAGTTCAACAACAAAATTGAAACTAAAAAATTACTAAAAACTAAAAACAAAACAAAATGGCAAATGTAAGTTTTACTGGACCCGCTGCCGCAGGCATCGTGACTCCAGCCTACAAAAAAATGACCCTTGATTCCAACTACTTGGATATCCAAAATAATGGATGGGCACAACAATACCTTCCTGAGCTTTATGAGCAGGAAGTTGACAGATATGGTAACCGTACTATTTCTGGTTTCTTAGCAATGCTTAGCGCAGAAATGCCTTTGCAGTCTGATCAAGTTATTTGGTCTGAGCAAGGTCGTTTGCACTTAGCTTATACTGGTACCTTAGCTACTGCAACTGGTGTTATTACTTCTATTTTGAATATTGACACTGGTGCTTCTGAAGCGCACGCAGTACGTAAAGGAGCTACAGTAGTAGCAACTGTTGGAACTGGTGCTAGCCAAGTAGTATTCAAAGCAATTGTTACTGCTGGTATCGAAACGGCTACTAACACTTTAACTATCCGCCCATACGGAGCTGAGCACGTTGATGACTTAGCTGGTATCGCTGCTGGTAGTGAAACTGTTAAGTTCTTTGTATATGGTTCTGAGTTTGAAAAAGGTTCTGACACGATGACTGAGTCTGTTGAGCCTAACTTCAAAACTTTCACTAACCGTCCAATGATTATCAAAGATCATTTCGAAATCAACGGTTCTGACACTGCTCAAATTGGTTGGATCGAAGTTGCTGGCGAGTCTGGACAAGGTGGTTATCTTTGGTACTTGAAAGCTGCTGGTGATACTCGTACTCGTTTTAACGATTACTTAGAGATGTCAATGGTTGAAGCTGAAAAAGCAGAAACTGGTTCTGGTGCTTTAGTAGCTGGAAACGTTGAGGGTACTGAAGGTTTATTCTCCGCTATTGAGAATCGCGGTATCGTAGACGATGCTGACATGTTTGATGGTACTGATGACTTAGGTGACTTTGATGTTTTATTAGCTGAACTTGATAAGCAAGGCTCTATCGAAGAAAACATGCTTTACTTAGATCGTAACGCTAACTTAAAGTTTGACGATATGCTTGCTGGTCTTTCTGCTGGTACTCAAGGTGGTACTGCTTATGGAGTATTTGAAAACTCTGAAGACATGGCATTGAATCTTGGTTTCACTGGATTCCGTCGTGGATCTTATGACTTCTACAAGACTGACTGGAAATACTTAAACGATGCTTCTACTCGTGGACACGTTGGTGGTATTTCAGGTATTTTGATTCCTGCTGGTACTTCTTCAGTTTACGATCAAATGGTTGGTGCTAACGTTCGTCGTCCATTCTTGCACGTACGTTACCGCGCTGGTCAAACTGACGATCGCAAGCTTAAGTCTTGGGTAACTGGTTCAGTTGGTGGTGCTGTCACTTCTAATGTTGACAACATGGAAATCAACTATCTTTCTGAGCGCTGCTTGGTAGTTCAAGCTGCTAACAACTTCGTGTTGTTCAAGAAAGAATCCTAAACAACAATAAGGACAAGGGCGGTTAACGCCGCCCTATGTCTTTTTTTTAATATTATATTATTTTATCATGACAACTAAAAAACAAAGCGCCAGCACTTGGCAAACTAAAAATAGACTATACGAGTTGAAAGGAAATAAAATTCCACCCGTATATGTTTTGAAATCAAAAAATCTATACTGGTTCGATGAAGAGCAAGGTATGGAAAGAGAAATTAAATACTGCAGAAACCAACAAACAGTTTTTGTAGACGAAATGAAAGGACCTCAGCGTCTTGGTCATATCGTATTTAGGAATGGAAAACTACTAGTTGAAAAAGAACAAGTTATTCTACAGAAGTTTCTATCTATTTACCATCCTAAAAACAACTTAGTATACGAAGAATACAACGCAGAAGCTGTAGCAGAAAGCGACATTGATATTATAGAACTACAACTAGAAGCAATGAACACGGCTAAAGCATTAGAAGTTGATAGGGCAGAGGCGGTGCTACGTACTGAGTACGGCTCTGACGTCACTAAGATGACTTCTAAGGAGCTTAAACGCGATGTATTAATATTTGCTCAGAACAATCCTGAAATGTTCTTAGAATTAGTTAATGATGAAAACATTAACATTAGGAATATAGGCATTAAAGCTGTTGAGCAAAACATTATTAAGTTATCTGAAGATCAACGAACATTTAAATGGGGAAGTAATGGTAGAAAGTTAATCACTGTACCATTTGATGAAAACCCATACTCGGCATTGGCCGCATATTTTAAGACAGATGATGGTATTGAAATTTACCAAACTGTCGAGAAAAAACTAAAATAACTAATGTAGTCAAGGGCGGGGCAACTCGCCCTTAGGCTATAATCAAAAAAAGAATTATGGCTATCAACGTAAATAAAGTTTACAAATCCGTTTTATCAATATTGAACAAAGAAGAACGAGGTTACTTAACACCTTATGAGTTCAATAACTTAGCAAGACAAGCCCAGCTAGAATTACTAGATGGTTTGTTTTATCAGTACAACCAGTTTTTAAATATTGAAAACATAAATCGGACGAACGAAGGTTACGCTGATTTAGCAGAGAAAATACAAGAGCAGATAGATGAACATTATAAGTCTGCTACATTAACTCCATCAAGTGGCAAGGTTACTGTACCTACAGATGCGTACAGAATATTAGATGTAACCATGCGTAATCACGGGTTAAAGGTAGAGAAGGTAGACAAAGTAAGATTACCTTTTTTAAAATCATCTCCTTTAACTAAACCATCAAGTACTTTTCCTATTTACTATCAAGAGGCAACTGAAGTTGTTTTTGATCCTAGTATTACAGAGAATGTAGCTATTAACTATGTTGCAAAACCAAGTGATCCTAGATTTGGATACACCGTTAATGCACAATATGGTACAGAGATTTACGATGCTAATCCATTTGTTGATGGAGGTGTTATACTTGGTAGCAAGTCAATAGGCATAATAACTACTAACGCAACTGGTATAACGCCAGGCACTTACACCGCAACAGTTGGAACAACTACTGGAGTTTCAACAAGTGGAGACGGAGATGGTGCTGTCATAGAATTAGTTGCTACGGGCTTAGGCATAGGAAATGTTGAAATAAAAGGAGTAGGTACTGGATTTAAAAATGGAGACACTATTACTTTCACTGATTCGTTTTTAACTGGAGCAGCTAACGCCGTCACTATGACTCTTAGGATTCAAGACTTGTACGCTACTACAAATCAAGGTTCAACTGATTTCACGCTGCACGAATCATTAGAGCCTAACTTAATATCTTCTATACTAGGGTATGCAGGTTTAATAATCAAAGATCCATCAATAGTACAAGGTGTAACTCAGTTAGCTACGGCTGATGCGATGAATAAAAGACAACAATAATAAAAAATGGGATTACTAGGAACAACTACAGCAGAACAATATTATAGCCTGAGTCAAAAGTTTACAACTACTTCTGCTCAAGTTACTAGCGGAGAATACCAGCTAACAGTACAAGATTTACCAAATGGCATCGATGGATTCATCATAGAAGATGACGGAGTAGAGGTCGATCAAGCTAATTACAGCTATGATGCTGTGACAGGCTTAATTACTTTTAGCTCTGGTAAACCAGCTTTAAGTTCTATAGTAAATGTAAAGTTTGTAGATAGATCGCTAGGCGATTATAGATATATAACACTAGAGGACTTTGTGAATAACTTCATGTATGGCTACACTGGAGAAGGCAAGGTATTGAACAAGGTTAGGAGATCAGACATATTGTTCCACGCTAAGCGAGGTATACAAGAGTTTTCTTACGATATATCTAAGATAGAAAAGATACAAGAAGTAGATGTTCCACCAACTTTAACTTTGCCTATGCCACAAGATTACGTGCAGTATACGATGTTATCTTGGGTAGATACAGCTGGACTTGAGCATCCTATATTTCCAACGAGAGAACTTACTAGTAGACCATCTCAATCTGTGGCGCAGGATGATGATGGTAACTATTTATTTAACAGTGACGGTAAGGTTACTGAAATAAATCCATCTGTTACTCAAACTAGATTTCAAGATTTTGATTTATATACGTTTAGTGGTAATTTAAAAGACGACGACTACTGGTTATATACTCACTATATAGCTAATAGAGTTTTTAATAGAGGCGGTAGATACGGCATCGACGCTGCTAGAGCAAACTCAAATGGTATGTTTGTAGTAGATGAGGCTAATGGACAATTTGGATTTACTAGCGACATGGCTGGTAAAACTATATTGATTAAATATATATCAGATGGATTAGGTACAGATGCAGAAATGAAAGTATCTAAGCTTGCTGAAGATGCGCTGTACAAATATGTATATCACGCTATACTTTCAACTAAATTAAATATACCTGAATATCAAATCCGTAGAGCTCAAAAAGAAAGGTTCGCTGCAATGCGCAACGCAAAGATAAGGTTGTATAATTTCAATACTACGGAAATGATTAACGTGATGAGAGGTAAGAGTAAACATATTAAACATTAATTAAATGCCTGAAATTAAACAGAATTTTACTAGAGGTAGAATGAACAAAGACCTCGATGAGAGGTTAATACCTAAAGGAGAGTATAGAGAAGCTCAGAATATTCATATAATAGAATCTGAAGGTTCTGATGCAGGTGCCATTGAAAATGTATTAGGCAATTTAAAAGTTAATGGCGTCATAGCACCAGACTTAACTGGCGATGGATCTACTTTGTTAACTGGTAGTGGTTATGAAGTTATAGGCTACTGCAAAGATTTAAGAAATAAAAGAGTAGTATATTTTATAACTAACTTCACTAGTGACTCTTTTACTGATGATATAAGATCAATAACTAGAGCTCAAAAAGCTGGAACATCAAACTACAGTGCTGACATTGAAGAGCATTGCGCTATAATACTATATGACTTAGAAACAAAAAATAATAGTACTTTGGTTTTTGGATCTTGGCTGAATTTCAGTAAGAACCACTTAATAACAGGCGTAAGCATTATAGATAATTTATTGTTTTGGACTGATAACTTGAATCAACCAAGAAAAATAAATATAAACACGGCTTTAGAAAATTACGTATCTCACGAAGATCAATATTATGACTGTGAAGAAACAGTAAGTGTAGCTAAATACGCTCCTTATAAAACTATATTCTTGCATAACGACGCAGGTACAGCAGGTACTAGTAGAGACACTAGCGATGATTACTCTGAGTATATGAAAGAAAGATTTATAAGATTTTCTTACAGATATAGATACGACGATGGGGAATATTCTTTGATTGCTCCATTTACTCAGTCAATATTCGAGCCTTTAAATTCTGGCTTAATAACTAATAGTAGCAATGACAATGAAAAAAATGCAACATCTGGCGAGCCTGAGGTTTTAACAGGTAAGAAAGAAATATACAAAAAAGGCATAGTAGATATTATGCAGAATAGAATCAACAAAGTTGATCTTAGAATACCTTTGCCTAATAAAAACGAATTTGCTACTACATCACCTGGTAGTACATATACGAATCCATACCATATACAAGAAATAGAAATACTACTAAAAGAATCTAACAGTACGTCTTTTAAGCTAGTCAAATCTATACCTATATCAGATATAGAATCTAGTGAAATAGAAGTATACACTGTTCAACCTAAAAGTACTAGTTCTTTATATTATAGACAAGTATTTAAATATACTTATAACTCTTCAGAGCCAATACAATTATTGCCAGAAGATCAAATAAGCAGAACATATGATCAAGTTCCTATACTTGCCAAAGCGTTAGACACTGTTAACAATAGGCTAGTATTTGGAAACTATGTAGAAAACTACGCGCATCCTGTAGATACTAAAGGTAATAAAGGTATGAACTACAAAGTAGATGTAGTAACTAAAGGTACTGTAGATCAAGCTAGTAAAATAAGTCCAGCTGCCGCTCCATATTTATATGGATTAAAGCAATGGATGAATAGCATATATAAATACCACACGCTAAAGCAAAGAAGAACGTATCAAGTAGGTATTGTTTTTTCAGATATATTCGGCAGACAATCTCCAGTTATACTTTCTTCCAATAAAAGTGTTGATGCGGATACAATAACTGCTCCTGAGGTTACAAGCGATTTCGCTTTAAATGCGGATGGTAAATGGAATGCAACTGACGACTGCTATGGTAATTCATTAGCTATAAGCTTTCAAGATAGACAACTAACAAGCGAGAGTAAATTCAAAGCAGACGTATCTTATGGCATACCTTATAATCCTCATGGGTGGTATTCATATAGAATAGTAGTAAAACAACAAGAGCAAGAGTACTATAATATATATGCACCTCATACCTTTGATGGTTGGAACAATATAACAGAGCAACCAGAAGACACATTAACTGGAGGTCGTAGTTGGTTGTTTTTACATGGAGATAACGTAAACAAAGTTCCAAGATCTTTAAATGATACGGATCTTAATAGAGACGGAACAATGGGTTCCGACGTTAGGTTGTATCCTAAAGTTATATTTAAACTTGTAGGATCTCATCTCAATAATCCACCTGATGATAGAGGAGAATCTAAAACAAATGATTCATATCACGAACTCACAGAGGTAATAAGCCTTGGCACAGCATACGAGCAAAACTTATATATTTCTGGAGATGATAATAAATCTGGAACTGGTGGTTTTACTGTTTATAAGTTCGTGTATGGTAAAGATAAAAACCCTTTAGTAGCAGAACTACAAAACATGAAAGCATATACTGGAAGTACCAGTAATAACAAAGCTAATGTGTTTTTTGCTAGAACAGACAAGACTAAATCAATTTCATTCAACTTAGACGCGGACCAACTTGGAAATGCAGCAACTATTATCAATGATCAACTAAATGGTTACTCTGTTAATTTCACTAGCTTAGCATTACACACTGATGTTAAAGTAGAAGATACTTTTGCTTCGCAACAAGAGATAAACTTATCCAGTCCACAGACGGTAAAAGATGCAGATAAATTAGTTTTTAGTAAATATTACGAAGGTCTTTCTGTTTTTGAAACGGAACCTTTTAAATCTAAACTTGACATATACTATGAAACTTCTACTAACGGGCTAGTGTCAGACTTAATGGACGAAATATTATTAGGCGTAGGAGATCTACCCGATGACATAGACATAACGCAGCCTGATACTCTAAACCCATTACAGATAAGTACTAAGGAGGCGGGTTTTTACGAAAGCGCCACTTCTGGAACAGTTATTGGTACGTTAAGTGCAAATCAAAATGGATCTGGTGACGGTAACTTTGTTTTTGCACTAGACAAGGTAACAAGGGTTAGCGATGGTGTTGATCATACTTCTGACTTTTCGATAGCATTAGAATCAGGATCTTATAAGTTGAAGACTGCTAGTACATTTGCATTTAGAAATGACTTAAACGATGTTTACGATGTTAGAATCTCTGTAACAGACTCTGGCGGAACAAATCATGAGACTATACAAGCTATCGTTTACAATGCAGCTCCTAATATAACAGCTCCTTCTAGTCCTATAGAGATAACAAAATATGGCGGAGAAAACTCTAAAGTTATATATACCAATAATTCCATAGACAATGGAAGTAAAAAGCCAAGCGGATTTTTTAACAAGTATAAAAATGTAACACCTACTTTTACTTTTGGTGATACGTCTTTTAATAAATATTTTAAGCTAGACAATATCGTAGATGGCAGCTATGAGCTTTTAACTACTGGTTTATGGGATATTGCAAACGCAGAGACCTTCTTCGCTGGTAGCAATGCCGATAGAACTGTAACGCTAACGGCTACTGATGAATATGGATTAACAGACACAGCTACAGTACGCATAGATGAAAACACGATAACTATAAAAGAAGGACAACTAGTAAGAACAGCTGGTCAAACTATAGATAATCTATGCGATGCAGTAGGAGGAGGCCCCGCAACGTATTATGCTACTAACTTCGCTGCTGTCATTGGCCCTAGCACGTTTGAAAATTGGTTAAATATAGATGTAGATCATATAGTTTATACTGATTACTCTTTACAAAAGACTATGCCAGAAGGTGAGTATTTTTACTTTGTAAGCAAAAATCCTTTAAAAGGAAAAGTAGCAACTATAGGAAGCGACGGTATTGTTGATTCTGTTTCTTCTATTATTAACTTCGATCCTACAGAAGATTGTAATCCAAGTCTTCTTGAAAGAATCAGAGATATTCTTGGTGGTTAAAACAAACAAAACAAATGGCTAAGCAAATAGAAATAAGTTATTATAATTCATTCGTCCTTACAGGATCTAACGATACTGGCTATTGGCACGTAGAAGAATCTAGAATAAAAGGAGACTTCAATGGTACATCTACAGACTACGGAGCCAGGGCCTATATGGTAGATGAAGACTATGCTATAAATAGAAGAGTAAATACAATGATACACTCTGATATTTATAATTCTAAAACAGATATAAATAATACTAATCAATTCTCTATAGCTAAAAGTATAACTAAATCTTTAGATGCAGCTAATGGAGCAATACAGCTTTTATATTCTGAAGATACTAATTTAAATATATTTCAAGAGCACAAAGTTAGTAAAGCTTTAATAGACAAGGATGCTATATTTACGGCGGAAGGAACTTCACTAGGCGTGTCTAGAGATTCCGTAATAGGACAAATATCAGCATATGCTGGTAGGTTTGGTATTTCAGATAACCCTGAAAGCTTTGCAGTATATGCTCATAGAAAATATTTCGTAGATAAGAACAGAGCAGCAGTACTTAGATTGTCTCAAAATGGATTAGAAGAAATATCCGATCAAGGTATGAGCACTTTCTTTAGAGATAATTTAGAAAAGACTAGAATAAATACAGCTGGAGGAGCAGAAAAAGGAAGAGTGTACGGTATGTACGATGAAAGATTTGGACAATACATTGTTTCATTGCAGCACAGTGAATTAAAAGGAGGCAAAAAAACACAAACCAACTCTGCTACAACTACTGATGAAAATGGTTTTTTAACTTTAGGATACTCAGAAAAATCTAAAGGATGGGTTAGTTTTTATACTTATAAACCTACTTTTGGATTTAGTATGCTTAATCAGTTCTTTACATTTAATAGTGTTAACTTGTATAAGCAATACGAATCTGCTACTTATAACAACTTTTATGAAAGCACGTATAACGATCCTTCTTATGTTACTTTCGTTATGAACGATAGTCCGAGCGATATAAAAACGTTTATGACTATAAGTTACGAAGGTACTGAAGACTGGAGCATGGACAGAGCAGAAGCCGAGAGTGTTTCAAAGCCTGGCTCTACTTATAGCAAGCAAAGAGAACTAGCATATAAAATACCTAAGAAAGGTGTGACTATATTAGATGCTAATGGCGTGTCTATAGATGTAGGTTTTGAACTCAAAGAAAGTAAATACTACAAAGAGCTAAAGCAAGAAGTTTTGCACTTAACGTCAGATTATAACGCAACATTTAATAGAAATACACTAAATACAACTCTTGGAATAAAAGGATACTACTTAGAAGTAGATATGTTATATCACGAAGCTACTGGTAATGGTAAAAAAGTAGAGTTATATGCAGTGTCTAACCAAGTAAAAATATAAATATGGGAAATTTTTTAGCAATGGCAGCAGCACAAGCAGGTGCAGGTTTAATACAGGCTATATCTTCTGGCTACATGGCTATGCAGCAAAAAGAAATGGCTGAAAGATATGAGAAGGAGATAGCCGAATTAGAGGCTAATCGTCAAGCAATACCTGATTTGTCAGAGTTCATACAAGATAGAAGTAGTCAAATACAAAACACAATGGCTAACTTGCAGGTATCTACAGAAGCAACAAGATTGCAAGCAGAACAAACAGATCAAGCTTTAGAAAATCAAAGACAATTAGTATTACGTGGTGGCTTTGGATCTGGTGGAGCTACTGAGTTAGCTAGACAAGCTTTACAAAGTAAGCTCAATATAGCTGCACAATTAGAACAGCAGGAAGTTAGAAATATAATGTTGAGAGCTCAAGGAGAAGAATCTAGACAAAGGAGAATATTGCAAGAAGGAAGAAGAGTAGATGCAGCAAGAGCTGGAGCAGCTCAATTTGGATTTGCAGCGCAAGAATCTAGAGATATTGCAAAACTAAATAGAGCATCAGCGCTTATGGGACAAGCAGAATTCGCAAAAATGCAATACACGCAAGCTGCATTAGGTGGTGCAGGATCTGCACTTGGAGCTGGGCTTGGAGCAGGGTTTGGTGGTCAAGCAGGTAGCATGGATTATACAGGTGATCTTAATAAACTTGGTTTTACAGGGTAAAAATAAATAAAATGAGTTATAGTAATCCAAGATGGTATGGAATAGGAAACCCGCAAGCATTTACAGATGCTTTTCAAAAAAGTTTCAATACTCAATATACCAATGCAATAGAATATTACGAGGCCAAATCAAAAGATCTCGAAGAATACAATGATAGTTTAGAGCTCAAAGCTGAAAGACAAAGACAAGCTATACTTAAAAGCAAGAATGTCACAGCAGATATGATAAAGCAAGCTGAGCAAGCTGCTCAAGACTTTTTAAAAGAGAGTAGAACCGTATCAGAAGACACAGACGCATTTGGAGCTCCCAAATTGATTAAAAAAACAAAAGCAGAAATTGATACTGCTTCTTCTGCTTTTTCTGCTTCAGCTAAAACCGCTGGCGATATAGCTGATATAGTATATAGCGAAAAAATAGATTTAGAAAAAGATTTAGACAAAGGCGGCTTATATTATGATCCTTTATTGAAAGTCAAGAGAGCATTGGACAATGGTAACTACGAATTTAAATACGATAAAAATAACAAATATAGCTTTAAAGTAAAAACAGAAGATGGAAAAGTTCTAGATCAAGATGATTTACAAATGATAATAGCGGGTAATGATCCAAAGGCTAGAAAAAGAATAGATGAAGCTTGGGATGAGACTGTAATAAAAGTATATGGCTCTACTATGACTGATCTTAATAATGCTATAACAAAAGGCTATGCTAGTAGAGATAAAAATGGAAAAGAAATATACCAAGAAGAGTACATCGATAAAATGCTAGAAGATACAGTAGCTAACATGAGCAAGAAAACCAAAGATGAGTTTTACAATAATGAGTTAGATTCTATAAGCGATGAAGCAACAAAAGCTAAGATATTAGAACAATCAGGTGGTAAGCTATTGATCGATACTGCCCAAGAAATAGACATTAAAAATAATAACAATAATAGCAAGGAAGCATTATCTATGTTATTAGATATTCCGTTAAACAATGTATCTGAAAGAAAAAGACTTATAAAAGAAGTTTTAGGTGAAGCGAGATTTAACGAAATGTCTATAGAAGATAAAAATAACATAGACGAAGCTCTTTCAACATATAGATCAACGGCCATTAGGGAAGGTTTGAAAAAAGAATTAAAATCTAAAGGTTTAAAAAGTAAATACATTCAACCAATAAAGCCACCTTCATTGCCAAGGACGCCATCACCATCTAAAGGAGAAACAAAAACAAGAGATTTCAATAATGCCATCGCGCAGGTTCAAGCTACTAAAGTAGAAACAGCAATGAAAGAATTATCTGATTTTTCTAGAACATCAGTTGGTGGCGGTGTGTTACCAGAAACGTCTTCTTTGCCTGGTAGAATAAAAATAAACCAAAAAGATTGGGAACTATTAGGCTACGACTTTACAGCTAATAGAAAAATGGGCGACTTTAGATTGAAAGTTAGTCTACCTTCAGGTGGAGAACAAGATGTTACCTTTTCTGATGTTTATAATATATACGATCCTGAGTCTATGAGAGAATTTTATGACGCAACTGAAACCTCTGGAGCTAAAGGTAAAAGTAGAGAAGCATTAAAGAGTGATGGATACAACATGTTCATGATAGCTTCAGTTACTTCAGATGAAAAGATTATGGATTTATTTTTGAATCCAGATATGAAACAATGGAGAGATTGGGTTATAAAGACGTCTAGTTTATATGGTGATGAATACAAAGCAAATATTGTTTCCAAGTTAAAACAAGCTGAAGAAAGATTTAAAAACCAACAACAAGAAAACAGCTCTTTAGTTAATCAATTGGTGAAATAAATAATAACAATAATGGACAAAAAAGAGTACATTAAATATCTAGCAGATCAAGGCTTCTCTAAAGAAGATATACTAATAAAACTAAGAGACTTTGATAGAGGCATAATTGATATGCCAAAAAAGATAACAGATCCCGTGAAGACGGAGACAAGCACAGGATCTATAGACGATATGGTCTCCAACTTGGGAGATTTTTCATCGGAGTCACCTATCACTAGCATGTATGGCTTTGAGCTTAGTGAAGAAGATATAAAATCTATAAATAGAACAGACGAAGAAAAAGCAATGGACTTTGCTTTGTCTACTAATCCTAAGTATCAAGAGCTCAACTCTCAACTTAAAGAAATACAAGCAAGCAAAGTACTTAGCCCTATGGCTAAAGACATGCAAGCTAAAGCTATTGAAAAAGAAATAAAAAAAGTAAAGTATTACTTAGATCACAAAGAAGCATCTGCATATAGAGCATTACAACAAGAAGAGCAAGTAAGCCCAAGCAGTCTATTGCTTAAAAATACTAAATATCAAAACACAAAGAAAGCTTTAGAAAATATAAAGACAGCTACAAAAGGCGATGTCACTGCTATAACATTTGTTCCTGAAGATGAAAAAATAGAGCTTCAAGAAGATGTAGAAAACGAATTAATAGAACAAATATCTAAAGACGAGAAAAAGTTAGATAGATATGCAAATTATGAAAGCACACTAACGCTAACTGGATCTATTGATTCTAAAGAAAACTTAATAACAAAAGCTAAAAGCAAAGCTTTATCAAATAGAATAAACGAAGTCACAGAAGAGTTTAATAGTATAGACTTTTCGCAAATGACTGAAGAAGAAGCGCAAAATAAATATAAAGAATACAACAGCAAGGTTTTTCAACTACAGACAGAGTACGACTTTAATGCTGCTGAAAGCGTTTTTTATAACAACTTTGAAATGACAGATGAGTACGAAAAGTACTTAAATAGAGAAATGGAAAAAGGTGGATTTACTAACGTCTCTAAAGATGCTTCATCCACTTTATTACAAGAGTTAGCTAAAGTGCCTATAAAGTCTACTATTGGTACTGGTTTTTTATTTGGCAACGCAGTCACAGAGCTGCTAGAAGATGTTGGTATAAAAGAAAAAACAGACGACGTTTATACTGGTGGAGATTTAATGCTAGATATGTTTAAAAAATACATATCAGACGGCAATCCGCTAGGCGTAACTAAGTCTGAAGATTTCACATTTGATTTCGGAGATGGATTTAAAGCCAAGAATGCAGCTAAAACAACTGCCCAAATGCTTCCATTTGTAATAGGCATTATAGCTAGCAGAGGGGCTAGATCGACCGGTACTGCTGCTCAGTTAGGCAGGTTTAAATTATCAACTAGTAGACTGGCTCAGATGAAGGCAGGTGCTAGAATGACTTCTATAGATTCTTACTTTGAAGGTAAAGAAATGGGTTTGAGTGATGCCAAAGCTATTACATATGGGTTTCTTAAATCTACCGCAACTGGATTAGCTAATGGCATAATGCCAGATGCTAATTTATTTGGTGGATCTGTAGGTAAAAACGCGCTTGTTGCATTAGGCAAAAACTTAAAATCAGCTACAAATAAAGCGCAGATAAAAGCAGCAGCAAATGCTTTTATAATAAGACCTATAGGGGAAATAGGCGAAGAAGAAGTAGAAGCAGGCCTTGGTGATTTAGCAAAGCTAGCCGTAGGCGTTAAAGGAAAAGGAGAATTACTTAACGTCGAGTCTCAATCTCAAATAGTAGCAGGAACTTTACTATTGACAGAAGTTCTTGCACCATTCGGATTAAGCGCAGATTTAAAAAACAGTAAACGCGCTATATATAGAGCATACAGAGAGAATGGAGCTGGAATAATAGAGCAAATGAAGGAGGAAAAAAGAGAAGCTCAATTAAGAATGGATAGAGCTAGAACTCCTGAAAGAAAAGCAAAGTGGAAAGAGCTAAATGATCAGTATGACAAAGCTTTGGAATATGCTTCAGATCTAATGCTAGCAATAAATGTTTCTCCTGAATCTGCAACACCAGAAGAATTAGACTTGTTAAGACAAAAACAAGGGTTAATGAGGCAAAAGCAAGGCAAAGACCCTTTATATACTAAGCGCATAGACAAACAAATAAAAGAAATAGACGACAAATTAGAACAAGGAGAAGTAGCGGCTAGTAGAGAAACTATAAAAACTAGAACTTCTGAAAACGTAAAGAAAATAATAGATGATTTAAACGCGAGTACAGAATCTAATGTTCTTATGGAAAGCTTTGAAAAAGACAATGAGCTTTCTGCAACTGATAAAATAAAAAACAAAGTAAAAGAAATAGAGTCGCAAGTAGAAAATATACCATCAGACAGTGATATAGAGCAGTCAGATGCTTTCGTGGTAGAAATGAAAGATGGATCTTCTAGAATATTTATTAATAGCGATGTATCTAAAGAGACAAAGGCTATAACAGCACCTCAACACGAGTTGCTACACGTAGTCTTGAAAAATACATTTAAGAAAAACCCAGAGCTTGCTAATCAAATGAAGAATAGCTTAGAAGGTTTCTTAGATGAATTAAGTCCTAGCATAGCAGGTGAAGGAGGTTATATATCCGCTGTATTAGAAAACTACAAAGATCAAAGCACAGATGTACAATCCGAAGAGTTCTTAACGGCTCTTTCCGATGCCATGTCTAAAGGTTTTATTAACTCTGAGATAATCTCTGAAACTGCATTAGATAAAGTAGGTAATGCTATAAAGTCTGTATTAGATAAGGTTATACCTAATAGAAGATATAAATTCAATTCTGGTAAAGATGTATTTTCTTTTATAAAAGACTTCAACAAGTCTGTATACAAAGGAGAGTTTAGTAATAAGCTTAAAAATACATTAGAGCAAGGAGCTGTAACCACTGCTGATACAGAAGTAGATGCTGAAAGAAAAGCAATGACTTCTAAAACGGTACTAGAAGAAATAAACAATTTAGTGCCTGAAAATGTTAACACGAAAGAAGACTTTGCAGATGCAAGAGTATTTAACGAGGTCTATAATGCCACTGCATTTCCAGGTGGTGTTATTAATAATTACATTAGGTCAAGAACTTCTAGCATAGAAGAGGCTGAAGCTGCAACTGATTCTGTAGTTGATAGGCTTATGGCATTTGATCCTCAAGCCAAGCGCGCTGATGGATCAATAGTTGGTATTGAGGGTTTTGGTGAGTTTATATTTGCTAATACAGCATTTGGTAAACTCGATGCTAAAAAGAAATTATTTGAAGAGTCACAGCGTAAATCTCAAGAAACTAGAATAGATGAATCAACAAAGCAAATAGCAGACGTAGAGCAAGAAGTTACGGCACAAGAAGAAGTTGGAATAAAAGAAAAGCCAACTATAAATCCATTGAAGTTTACTGGTGTACCAGGAACTATCACACTAAGTAAGAAGCCTGAAGGTAAGCCAACATTTAAAACTATTACAAAGCAATATGCTGGTGAGATTGGAGAGCAAGCCATTGGTATACCTGCTAAAAAGATTACTGAGTCTGCTGCTAATCTAGGCTCTGTCAATGAGGCTAGAGCTATACAGCAGTTCTTCTTCAAGGCTGACAACTTAGACAAGTTTGTTAAAATACTTCCTGAGTTTAACATTGCTTTACCTGAAACTCAAATAGGATTAGAAACCTTAGATACGCCTAAAGATGTTAAAGGTACTGGCCTTGGTTTACCTAAGAGAATATTAGATTATTTTTATGAAGACTTTATAGATCCAACTGGTAGGCTTACCAGCCCAAAAGGTAGAAGTAAAGGTTTAACTAGTCAAGTACCTGTAAAAAGATTGAAACCAGAATTTAGAGGCGTAGTTACTAAAGAGACTATAGACAAGATTAAATCTGATATAGGTATAACACCAAAAGGGGAATTAAATGTCTTACCTAAAGGTGAACTACGTAGTCCTATAGGGCAGTTATTAAAAGGTATGGCTAAAACATATTCATCACTTGCTGCTAACACTCTAATTAGACAAGAGATGGGTACGTCTAACTTTGCTAAAGAAGATGTAGCTCGTGCTGCTGCTGGTAAGCGAAAAGCTATGCTAAGCATTTCTCCTAAGAAAGCAGCTGCTATCGCTAGAGAAGACATGCTAAAAACCAGGGTGTTCGAAGATTTAATAGTTACTACACTTAATATAAGTAGAAAAGAAGCTAGAGAGCTGATGAATATATCAGCTAACACCAAAGACTCTGATGAACAAAAAGCCATATACGATAGAAATAAAAAACTACCTGAAAGTATAGCTGCTTTTGAAGGCGAAACAGTTATTCAAGGTATAAGTAGAGTATTAAATAATTTCTTAGAGCAAAATCCAAAGTTTCATGAAATGTTAAGAATATCTTCTACATTTGGATTAGACAGAGCTGTTTTTGCCACTCAACAAGGATGGGCCAATAACATAAAGATAGATAAAGATAAACTCATAAGACAAGAGCAAGTATCAACTGATAACTATTCGTATACAAAGAAAAAGTTATTAACTAAAAAATATCTAGAAGAATCTAGAAAATCTGACTTTGCAGAGTTAGAATTTAAAAGGTTTGAAGATATGATAGATTTTTACAAAGCAGTTGATAAGTATTTAAAAAAGCCAGGAAATAAAAATGACTTTTGGGCATTCCAGGAGATAGTAAGGCAAGCAGCTAATAGCCAAAAACACTTTTCAAGATCTAGCTTTCCTAGACTTGTATACGAAGTTGATATAGAAACAGAAGAGCCTATAACAGATGTAAAAGGTGTTGAAGAGCATTTTATGCCTCAAAACTTAGTAGCTACATTGCTTCTTGGTGGAGTTAAAAATGGATACTTAAAAGAAGCTATAGACATAGCTAGAGCGGTATCAATGCAAGGGTTTATATCCAAAGAGCTAGATGACATGGTTAATGTCAAGTATAAGAAAACTCCGCCAGACGCATTGTTAGACAGACTAGAAGATATAATAACCGGAAAGCTAAAGCTAGATCAAGGTCTAGCTTCCATAATTAGATATACTGAGTCTGACATAGATCTTAATAGATTATTTTATGTGCCAGCTAATAAGACCCTAGGTGAATATTTTTTCGGTAATAAATCTGTTCCAGTTAAAGTTCAAAAAGAAATGGTAAGAAAGTTGTTTTCTGGAGATACAACTTTAGACCAAATGAGAGAATACGGTGCTAAATATGCAAAAACAACAGCTGGAAAATCTAAAGCATCTAAATCAAACATAAGTAAAACGCCAAGCGGTATAATTAGTAAAGCTAGTAAAACTAATGATCAAGTATTAAACAATCTAAATAATTATGATAAGGCTTTGCGTAATGCTCGTAATAATAAAGCGCCTATAAAAGGTATATCTGTATTTGATTTTGACGACACGCTTGCTACTACTAAAAGCATGGTCGGTGTAACAATGCCCGATGGTACTGAAACTAAAATTGATGCCACTGAGTTTGCAAAAACTGGAGAAGACTTACTAGAACAAGGTGCAACATTTGACTTTAGCGATTTTAGCAAAGTTGTTGATGGTAAGCCTGGTCCTTTAATTGCGAAGCTAGATAAAGCTATAAAGAAGTTTGGTAACAAAGATGTGTTTGTGTTAACTGCTAGACCTGCTAATTCAGCATCGGCAATATATGAGTTTTTAAAAGGGCTTGGTTATGAGATCCCATTGGAAAATATAACTGGCTTAGCTAACAGTGCGCCTGAAGCTAAGGCACAATGGATGGTTGATAAAGCCGCTGAAGGTTACAATGATTTTTACTTTACAGATGATGCATATAAGAATGTGAAAGCTGTTCAAGATGCAATGAAAGTCTTAGATGTTAAATCTAAAGAGCGCATTGTATACAAAGATATATATGATAAGATGGATAAAGAAATGAATGACATCTTAGAAGCTAAATCTGGTATTGCATCTGAGAAAACATACTCAAAAGCTAAAGCAGAAGTAGTTGGATCAAGCCAAGGTAAATTCAAGTGGTTTATTCCACCATCAGCAGATGACTTCGTTGGGTTACTATATAGTACACTGGCAAAAGGAGAGCTTGGTGATAACCAAATGGCGTGGTATAAAAAGAACTTGCTTGATCCATACGCTAGAGCTATGAACAACATATCTTCAGAAAGAGTTTCATTAGCTGCAGATTATAAAGCCCTCAAAAATAAACTAGGGATTGTTCCTAAAAATCTTAGAAAGAAAATAGAAGGCGAAGGATTCACTAAGGAGCAGGCTATACGTATGTATATATGGAATAAGCAAGGTATGGATATACCTGGTTTAAGTAAAGCTGACTTAGCAGACATGATTAAATATGTAGAGTCAGATGCTAGCTTGAATGTATTTGCAGATCAACTTATAGAAATAAACAAAGGAGATGGTTATCCAAAGCCAAAAGACTATTGGTTAGCAGGCAGCATTACCACTGACTTAATGGATGGACTTGGCGGCACAAAGCGAGCCAAGCATCTTGAAGAGTGGCAACAAAATGTAGATGCTATATTCTCTGAAAAGAACTTAAACAAGTTACAGGCTATACATGGTAAGCCCTATAGAGAGGCTTTGGAAAACATGCTTCAGCGTATGAAGTCTGGTAAGAATAGAAACTATGCTGGTGATTCTACAACAGGTAGAATGATGGACTGGTTGAACGGTAGTATTGGTGCGATCATGTTCTTAAATACTAGATCAGCTGTGTTACAGACTTTGTCGGCTGTTAACTTTATAAACTTCAAAGACAATAATATACTTGCCGCTGGTAAAGCTTTTGCTAACCAACCTCAGTATTGGAAAGACTTTAAAGAGCTATTCAATTCAGACTTCTTAAAAGAACGTAGAGACAATGCCACTATAACTATAAACGAGTCTGATATTGCCGATATGGCTAATAAAGGCGGAGCAAAAGGTGCTATATCTTATTTGTTACAAAAAGGTTTTACTCCTACACAAATTGCAGATAGCTTTGCTATCGCTTCTGGCGGCGCTACTTTTTATAGAAATAGGATTAAAAGCTACATTAAGCAAGGCATGAGTGAGACTGAAGCTAAAGAAAAAGCTTTCTTAGATTTTAGAGAAACAGCAGAAGAGTCACAGCAGTCATCACGACCAGACAGAATATCAAAGCAACAATCTGGACCACTAGGTAGAGTTGTATTGGCATTTGCTAACACGCCTAGTCAGTATGCTAGAATAATAAAGAAAGCTTCTCAAGACTTAATGGCAGGTAGAGGTGATGCTAAAACTAATATATCTAAGATAATTTATTATGGCGCTGTTCAAGGATTTATATTTAACGCTATACAGCAAGCATTATTTGCAGCAGACTTAGACGACGAAGATGAGAAGACAGAGAAGATGGTAAGACTAGGCAATGGTATGGCGGATGGTGTATTAAGAGGTATGGGTGTATCAGGTGCTGCAGTTGCTGTAGTTAAAAATGCTGGACTTAGAGTGTACAATGAGTCTCAAAAAGATAGACCTAAATACGAAAAGGTAGCGTTTGAATTAACTAAATTATCTCCACCTATAGCTTCTAAACTTTCACGTATAAACCAAGCCGCTAGAGAAGTGCAATGGAATTCAGACGAAATGAAACAAAAAGGATTTAGCTTAGACAACCCAGCGTGGTTAGCTGCTGGTAATGTTATATCTGCAACAACTAATATTCCATTAGATAGGGTCATAAAGAAAATTAACAACGTAAACGATGCGCTAAGTCAAGACTTAGAAATGCAAGAACGTATAGCACTACTAGCTGGTTGGCAGTCATGGGAATTAGGAATTGAAGAGGAAAAAGATAAAAAAGAAAAAAGATCTAATTCTTCAAGAGGGTTCAATCGTAAATCCAAAGATCCATATAGAAGAAAGATTAACGTGGTAGATAGATAACTAATAGTGATTAAAAGATAAGTAAAACAAGTAACTCATATAAGTAATGACTAAAATTAAATTAGAAGATTTAAATCTTGTACAACATCCGCTAGATCCAGGGCAATACATAGCTGAAGAGTTTCCAAAAAGGCAAATCTATTTACACCATACAGTTGGTAATCCTTCTGGTGAAAGAACTATAGATATTTGGAACAATGATAGAGCTCGTATTGGTACTGCTGTTTGTATTTCTAGGGATGGAACTATTGTGCAGGCTTTCTCTTCTAGGTATTGGGCATTTCATTTAGGACTTAGAGAGTCTGTGTTTCAGAAAGAAAACCTACCTTATTTATCATTAGATAAAACAAGTATAGGTATTGAGTTATGTGCTTATGGTCCAATGACACCTAATAGAAATCATTTTAAAACTATTTATGGTCATAGCTTACCTGATAATGAAGTTGTTACATTAGACAAAGAGTTTAGAGGTAGTAAGTATTGGCACAAATATACTGACGAGCAAATTGAAAGCTTAAGAAAGTTATTATTATACTGGGGTGAAAGATATAGCATACCATTAGACTATGACGAAAGAGTATGGGATGTATGGTACAAGGCATTACGAAACAAACGCGGTGTGTATTCTCATGTTAGCGTAAGATACGACAAAAGTGATATATACCCTGATCCACGCTTAATAGAGATGTGGAAAGGTTTAACAAAATAAAAATGGCAAGACTAGATAAATCAAAAATGAAGTGCAACGTTCCTCGCAAGTCTCCTAAGGCTGGCAAGAAGAAGGTTGTAAAGGCTTGTTCCGGTGGTAAAGAAAAGATCATACACTTCGGAGCAAGTGGATATGGTCATAACTATTCTGCTGCTGCTAGAAAAAGTTTTAAAGCTAGGCACAGATGTAGCTCTGCCAAAGATAAGCTATCCGCTAGATATTGGGCTTGTAAAAACTTATGGGCTGGTAAAGGTGGAAGTAAAAAGTCATCACCAAAAGGGGTGAGAGGAAAATACTAATATGAAATCAAAAGGATTAGGAGACGATATATATAAGTTTACAAAAGCTACAGGTATTAAAACCGTTGTAGACAAGATTTCCAAAGGACTAAACATACCATGCGGTTGTGAAGGCAGGCAAAAAGCTATGAACGCTTTGTTTCCTTATACACGAGGTGGAAAACAAAAATAAAAATGAAAACATTTCTAGATGAAATTGGTATCAACATAATGCAGTCTGTTGCTGGATTATTTGGATCTTTACTTTTCGTAGGTAAAGAAGGAGCTAAAAACCTTAAACAAACTTTCTTTTCTATTATAACGGGAGTTGCTAGCGCAAACTATTTAACACCGGTTGTAATTGAAACGGCGAATATAAACAACACGAACTATTCTAATGGTATAGCTTTTATCCTAGGTTTTATAGGTTTGAAAGGCGTAGAGTCTATTAGTAAGAGAATGTTTAAAGACAAAGAAAATGATAGCACAAGTAATTAACGAGTTAGCTAACATAGTGATATGTATGACAACTACTTTGTTTTATATATTTATATTTGGCAGAGAAGTTAAAGCAATAGCCAAGCTAAACATAATAGAGCAATGGATGCTAAGAGTTGGATTAGCGTTACCAGCAGTTGGATCTTTATATAATGTACTGACTGCTCAATATCCTCCTACACCTGAGATATTAATAAATGTAGGTTGGGCATCGTTGTTTATATGGGCTTGTATATTTCACTACAAAACATTTATAAAAAATGGGTAAAATAAGTCCGGCGTGTAAAGCCGCAGCAAAAAAGAAATTTAAAGTATGGCCTAGCGCATACGCTTCCGGATGGGGAGTACGATGTACTAAGGCAGGTGGACCAGGTAAGCTTGGTAAAAAGAAAAAGTAAATGACAGATAATATAGACGAAGTCTTTAAATCAAAAAGAAAACCAAAAAATCCTATCAAATTTAAAATACAATTAAATGAAGAACAAAAAGTTGCTAAGTCTATAATGCTCGATAACGCCGTAACGGTTGTAACTGGTGCTGCTGGTTCCGGTAAAACACTATTAGCTACGGCTGTAGGTTTAGACTTGTTGTTTAGAAAAGAAATAGAAAAGTTAATTATAACTAGGCCTGCTGTGTTAGCTGGTGAAGACTTAGGTTTTCTACCTGGTGATATAGCAGAGAAGATGGATCCATGGCTACAACCTATATATCAAAACTTTTATAACTTATACGACAAAGCTAAGGTTGATAAAGAGATAGCAGAGGGTAATATACAAATACTACCGCTTGGATATGTAAGAGGTTTAACATTTACTAACACCTTCTTGATCGCTGACGAGGTTCAAAACTTAACACACGATCAAACAGAAGCGTTACTAGGTAGGTTAGGGCATGGCTCTAAAATGGTATTGTGTGGAGACATAGCTCAAATAGATTTAAGAGATAAGAAAGCCAGTGGATTATCATTCCTTCGTAGAGTAGAAGAACAGGTTGATGGATTTAATTTTGTATGTTTAAAGAATAACCATCGACATAGTATAGTTCAAAACATACTTGACGTTTATAAAATGTTTGCAGATTAATATGGCATTTAAAATGAAAGGCATTAACCAAGTGTTAAGCTTGCACGAAACATCAAACCACCTCGATAGAGTAATCAAAGAGGTAGACATGCCTGATCCACGAGTTTATGGATATATAGATCAAAATAAAACTATATTCATAAAGAAAGCTCTTGGTCGTAAAGAAAAGTCTTTAACTATTAAGCATGAGAGCGTGCATAAAAAACAGATCATGGATGGTAGATTAAAGTTTGATGATAACAAATACGAGTGGAAGAATAAAGGATCAAATAAAACCATAACATATCCAATGAGCAGCATCGACACAAGACGTCGCGATTTACCTTGGGAAAAAGAAGCACATGGCAAAAAGCAAAATTAAAGGAGCAGGCACAACTAAGAAAGTTTGCTTGCCATATAGTAAATATAAAAGTATGTCTAAAGCAGAGAGACAAAAGCTTATTAGAGCTAAACAGTCTGCGTCTGCTAAAGGCAAGTACAAGAGATCTAGTTCAACCAATGTTAAAGGTGCTCGTAAAAAAGGAGCTACACTTAGAGACTGGTTTGAAAAAGAAAACTGGGTAAACATAGCCAACGGTAAACCGTGTGGTAAGAAATAAAAAAAGGGGCGTTAGCCCCTTTCTTAATTTAATAACCTTTGTCTATTTCTACACTTTTTATTTTTGAAGTAAAAGCGTCCAACGCGAAAGAACAATAATACAATATATCAGTATCGTCTTTATTGTTTATGACGGCTATAGTAAACGTATAACCACCGTTGGTTTTAGATATATACTCTGGTTTTCCTTTATCAAAATATTTATATACTTGTTTTTCTACATGATCTGCTTCAACGTCGTATTTATCTATAAATTTATTTTTTCTTTTTTCAAACGAAAAATCTAATTTATTATTTAAATATTTATTTAGTTTACCTTTTATTATTTGATTTGCAGTTTGCTCTGCATCATAGTGTGTTGCTACTTTAACATACTGCCCATTCAAAGACGCGCATGTAAGTGCTAATGTAAATATAATTTTATTGATCATTTTTTTATCCATCACAACTTATACAAGTTTCATCTAAAGCTTTAGCTGCTATATCTCCTCGCAGCACAGACTCTGTTCGCATATAGTACAGTGTCTTTATTCCTTTCTTCCAAGCCTCCATATGAACTTTGTTAATCCACTTTGGTGATGCTTCACTAGGGAAAGCAAGGTTTAAACTAACGCTTTGATCTATATACTGCTGTCGTATTCCAGCTTGATTAACTAACTCTAGTTGATTAATCTCTTTAAATGTTTTGAATACATCTTTTTCTTCTGGCGTAAGACAATCTAAGTCTTGAACTGATCCGCCATCGTGAAGTATTTTATCCCAAGTTTCTTTATTGTTAAAGCCTTTTTCTTCTAACAGCTTTTCTAGCGTAGGGTTCTTTCTTATAAAAGTTCCTTTAGCAGACTGCTCAGTAAAAATATTAGCAGCCCAAGGCTCAATACCGGGGCTAACATTACCAGACAACTTACTATTGCTAACAGTAGGAGCGATAGCGCGAAGATGAGTGTTACGCATGCCCGTGCCAGCACACCACAAAGGCTCACCAAAATATTCAGCCAGATCCATGCTCGCTCTCTCTGATTCAATCTTAATCTGTGAGAATATTTTTCTTGTTTCATACTGAGAAAACAATCCTTCAAACGGTATTCTTTTCTCTTGAAGATATGTGTGCCATCCAAGTACGCCAAGACCAATGGCTCTACCTTTTTCAGCTGAACGTACAGCATTCTCAAAGCCGATCTTACCTTTAGCTTTCTGTATAAACTCTTCAAGTACTCCGTCAAGGAACCATATAGAGTCATAAATAATATTTGTATCTTTCCATTCATCGTATTTAGCTAGGTTTAAAGATGATAAGCAACAAACAAAACTATGAGACTCGTCTGTATGTAGAACAATCTCACTGCATATGTTTGTCATATGTACCTTTAGGCCATTGTCTTTGTAAGCTTTTGGATTTGACTTGTTTGTATTTCCTTTAAACAAGATGTAAGGTTCTCCAGTTGCTTTTCGTTTCCTAATAAGTTTACTCCATTTAGATCTTGCTTCAACATCTCCTTGTTCAAGCTTTCGCATAAACTTATCACCAACAACTGCGCATTGATGAAGGTTAAGGCTCTGTCTGTTGACGTCTCCTTTAGGTTCTCGTATTTCAAGCCACTCCTCAAAATCGTCGTGGTCAATGTTGATATTGACTGACGCAGCTCCACGTCGAACTGCTCCTTGATTCGTTGCAAGGATCGTTGAATCGTAGATCTTGCAGAAGGGGACGACTCCATCTGATGTTCCATTTTGTTTTATCTTACTACCTGCCGGTCTAATCATGTTAACTCCAATGCCAACTCCGCCGCCGTGCTTTGCGAGTAGCATCATCTCTAAATTTTTATTTCCTATTTCGTATATACTATCTCCGACATCAATGCCAAAGCAACTAATCGGTAAGCCACGCTCTGTGCCTGTATTAGACAACACAGGGGACGCTAAACACAACCAACCCTTCCATACATATTCGTAAAAAGTTTCGGTCAGTTCTGGGCGTCCTAGACGCATCGATACGGTCTTACAGACACGCATGTACGCATCAGCTGGAGACTCACCAGGCAATAGGTACTGTCCACCAATAGTCTTTTTATATATTTCGTTGTCACCCCACTCTGGGTAATCAACTCCTTTTATCCATTCGTTATTCCACATATTAATATATTAAATGTAAAAGCCAAGCAGCTAAGCCGTTTAAATATAGCAATACTAAATTCCATTGCTTACGTGCTGCGACTTGTGTTATTACTAAAATAAATCCTATCACAAACATGGGTGGGTGCAGGGTCCATTGCCCTGCTATTAAAAATCCCGTTCCCATATAACCTAATCTTCTAGCTACACGCTGAAAAGATGTAAGCTTTTTATCACCAACTAGTGATTTAAGTATTTGCTTTTTGCTTACCATATATCCTCAAAGTCTTCGCCTTCATTAGCTTTCGAGTAATCAGTTGGGCGCATCGCAAAAAAATCGGTATGAGTATGCCCGCCGGTAAGATGATAGAACCAATCAAGATTAGTTGCTGCTTCTTCGTCAAACGAGAAATGTGATTCATAACCGAGCTCATTGAGTTTTTCATTTGCTCTCTTTCTTATAAACTGTTTTAAGTCGTATGACTTTAAGTTTTCAATATCACCCATCTCAAACATCTTATCAATATATTTATCTTCAAGATCGATCATTGTCTTTGCTGCTTCTAAAACTTCGTCAGCACACTGATATTTTAAGCCGTAAATTTCATTGCACATGTCTCTGAATAATCTACAACCCATACGACTGTGTAAGCTCTCATCTCTTACAGACCATTTCATCTGCTGTCCGATGCCCTTTAGCATATTTCTAAGTTGGAAACTATAAAGCACAGCGAAAGCGGAGTACAATGAAACTCCTTCAGCAAACGCGCTGAATATAGCTAGTGATCTACCAATACCAACAGGATCAGTACCATCGTAAGCTACAAGGTTTTCAAACCTTTCGGCCGTAGCAGGCTCATGAATAAATGCTTCAAAGTTTTCAAGTCCTAATGTTTCATTTAAATAACTGTATGCTACTGCATGTATTGTTTCTTGGCTACCAAACATCATAGCCATTTGTCTGATCTCATGTTTAGGAAACCAAGTTGTAACCTTTTGAGTCCAGTAATCTGATACTGCACATTCTGTCTGAGCAAAACCTAGTAGGATATTTCCTACCAGGTTCTTTTCAGCATCAGTTAGTTTCTCGTTCCAGTCTTTAACATCACCTTGCATTGGTATTTCTGTGTGTAACCAAAATGCTTGTGCTTGTTTAAGCCATCCTTCTGTATAATACTCTGGATACTCGAATGGTTTATATGCTAGTCTTTCTTCAAATAAACTCATCTACCTTGTGCTCTATATTTTTTAACATAATTTCTACTATTTTTATTTCTTGATGTATTGTTTTTAGAATGTACGCCTTTGCGTTTACGTTTTACTTTTTCCCTATTCGTCGTCAGTTGTAACCTCATCGTGTAATATTTCTAAAGCAAAGTCTATTAAAGGCAAGTACAACACGTGTACTGTTTTCTCATCGTCATTATATGTTCTGGCTCCAATCAGGATGCCTGGGTAAAGTCCAATACTTATGGACCATTGTTTATTACTCATAAATTATATTTTTTACATTGTTCAACTAACTCTTTAAATGGTATGTGCCCGAAATTATCCCATCTCCATTTGATCCATTTATTGAGACGCCGTTCGGCGTATTTCTTTCTTGCTAATTCTTTTTGCTGCCTAGTATTAAGCTCACTACTTGATCGCATTCCTTTTGATTTTGTGGTTTATACAAAGTGTAAGGTCCTAGCTTTCTTTCTTTGATTAATTTCTTAAACAACTTCCAACGCAACGGGAAGGACTCATTTGCCCTTCCCTTACATTCGATAACAAACCCTTTACCTATAAAGTCTGGGGTGTACTTGATATTTAAAACCTTAGAGTTACCTCTGTTTTTAAATTCTCCTTTACCGTTGCTGCATCGTTCATAACATTCAAATGGAAAGTCAAAGCCTTCTGATAATTCAAATGTTTCTCCCTCGTATAGACAGTCTATGTTTGCTTTTTTCAATGCGGTATACATATACTTTTCTAGACCAGATGCAAAATTTATTCCGTCGTATGTTGTTCGCTTAGACCTTACTGGACCTTTGTGTTTTTTAAACGACTTTGTTTTCATGGCGTTTAGCAAACTTTAATGGATCAGTTTGACTTAGCATAGCCTTGTTTACTTCTAGCTGCAAGCACATCTTAGCTGACTCTAAATACAACAATGCATCCATTAATTCTTCTTGTACGTCAACTATAAAAGCATGTAAGTCTTTCTCTCCTGTTTGTACTTCTTCAATCATGGCCTTGCCATATTTCTTCATGCCGAACTCACTGCGTCTGTCCATCTTTTCAATGACTGATTGAACAATGGTATCTTCTGTTTTAACTCTATAATTAGTCTTCATCTTTTACAAATGTTCCGTTAACCATCTTACCTTTTCTTTTACTAATAACATCATAAGCTGATTGAATACAAGCCTCAATGTTTACACCACGTTGATGTGCTAAGTTAGTGAGCACGACAACCATATCACCGATAGCATCAATAATTTCTGGTTGATCATCTTTTAATAGAGCTTTAGCAAGCTCGCCAAACTCTTCAGCTAACTTTACATATTGTGTCTTGGCATCGCCTTTATCATATATACCTCGTTCTTCTGCCCACATCCTGATTGCATCAAAGATAGCAGGCTTAGGCATATCAACGACTGACTTAGCTCCATTGATGTCGTATTTGTCTGGAGCAAATGCTTCGAAATAAGCTTTGTTATATATGTAGCAACGCTCTGGATTATACATTGATACCTTTGAATTTGCTACGATCCAAGATATTGTCCTCTCTGATAACTTAAATAAGCCGAATTGTGTTTTCCATTTTAAGCCTAGATTATCCATTAAGTTACCTTTTAATTTATTTAATGGGCATGGGAATGTGGTGGTTTGTTCTGTTACGTTTATTTTCATTTTTCGTTTAATCACTTTGTTGTAAGGCTGCATATCTCTTCGATAGCCAAAGCTTTCCTGTAGTCTTAATTCAAGATCAGATACTATGTTTATGTCATCTGTCTTTAATAAGACTTCGTACTCGCCTTCTTTGTAGCCTTGTTCTTTAGTTATTCTTTTTTCTGGGTTTTGTGTTACTCCGATTTTTTTACCGGGTATATGATATAGATAATACATTATTTTATTTTGTCTTTATATAAATGCATGTTGTGAGCGTGATGATAGTACCATCCGACTTCTATGCCTAGCTCTTCTGCAACTCCTTGCTGCAGCATGCTAAATTGGTATTGGTCATTACAAAAGCCAAACCATAAGTCATTAGACCTCATATACACAGACATATTTAATTTATCATCTATGATTGTGAATTGAACTGCGTAAGTACATGGCGTGTCTTTGCTGTATTTGTTTATCTCTTTACCATCGTATATACTTATTGCAGCGTGTCTAGTATTAGGATTTGATTTTAGTTTTTCTATTACCTTATCTAATTGGTCTTCTCTTTGCCACTGCCAACCATAGTTAGAGTTAACTTCGCCATTTTCGTCAGCCATCATTTGCCATATTTCAGGAACTTTACCGTATATGTTTCCAAGTGTTTCAACTTTTCTATCACCAGATAAATACCATTGCCATTCGGCTTGTGCATATAGCTTATTCCATTTTCTAAAGCCAGACTTTATATATGTTTCTTGTGGTTTGTTTAAATAGAAGCCTACGTTAAATAAAGCTTTAGTATTATCAAATTCTATACCAGTGTTTTTAATCTTGATATATAAATAATCAAATGCTTCACTTGCGTTCTTGAACTTCGTCCGCATATTTCTTGTAATAATACATTTTATATTCAGCTAATTTTTTCTGTTGCTCTGGAAATTTATAAGTCTCTTTAGTTGAACCTATTAATACTCGATTAGGATAGTCTCCTTTTTCTATATCAATATAATATCTATTGGTTCTATATCCAGACTCTCTTGCAGTAATACATATCTTGTTTCGAACACACCAAGCAGAAGCTTTTAATTCTTCATCTGACATTGTATATTGCTGTATATTTTTATTTACTCCCATGGCAACGAGTCTTCTTCCATTATATTAGCTTGTGGTACAAATCTTCCAGACTTAGGTTCCCACGTGAAGAATGCTTCAGCACCGTTTTCACCAAGGTTCTGGAACTTAACCTTCAATACTTTTACTTTAGTGTTCTTAGCTTCGTAGTCTCTGTGGACTAATAACCCATGGTAACTAGCATCATACCATTCGCCGCCACCCTTGATGTTGTACATCGTAGGCTCTTCAATCTTGCCGTTTTGGTTCTTCATCATTTTTGTTGGATGTGCTACTATGAATACTAAAGCATCGTACTTCTTAGCAAACGTTTCGATCTTCATTAAGTAATCCATTGTATAACGGTTCACATCATCTGATGCTGCGTTTATGTCTCTTACTTTATTATAAGGATCAATAACAAGGCATTTAATACCTTTACGTTTGACTAGCTCGGCACCCTTTTTGAGTACCGAGTCTAAGTCATACTTGTCCATGTCAATGAAAAAGAAACTATCATTAACATGCTCAGCAACCTCTGTCCATTTGTTTCCACCAATATCGTTTATACTAGGCATGTCACCCCATACTTTACGCATTAGCTTATGTGCATGTAGATACGTTGGTTGGTTTTCAGGAGACGCAAATGCAGTCTTCCATCCATACTTTTGGTTATAACCAACAACCATTTGATCTACAAAGTCTGACTTACCAGACGATGGAACACCGGTTACCGTAATAAATTGACCAGTATATGTTGAAAATATCTGATCAAAGTTGTCTAGACCTACTTGAAAGCCAGGTTTAAAACCGTGCTTTACAAACTCTGTAACCTCACCCTCTATATCTTTAAACGTTGTAACGTTTTCTAGTGGATATGGTCTTGCTTTATTAATTGTATCTTTTAGTTTTTCTTTGCCGTGCTTAACTAAAAACTCATTGGCATCTTTGCAATCGTCAAAGTCTACTATAAAACAATTTTCTGCACCGAGTCTTCTAACAAACTCTTGCTGTAACATTTGACCTGGTTCATCTTTATCTAATGCTAAGATTATTTTTTCTTTGTCTTCGAAATAATCAATACAATTATCTAAGTAATCCAGATTGTTGTTTGTTAGAGTCGCGCCGTTAGGTACTGATATAGCATTTTTAATGCCAGCTTCATGCAAAGCTAGAACATCCATTTCGCCTTCGACTATAATACAAGAGTCATAACCTACTATGCTATTTATATTATAGAATACTTTCTCAGCACCTTTGTACAGCTTGAAGTTTTTACGACCATCTCTGTATTTAATATTTATGAGTTGATCACCCATATAATAATTAAAGTTGATGGTGTTCTCGGTTTTGCCGGTCTGCGGCATGAACTCAGAACTCTCGGTGATTTTTAAGTCTTCGAGAGTATTCTGAGATATGCCTCTTGTTTCAAACCACTTGAATACTTTAGGGTTATCAGGTCTATTAGTTTGCAATGGTACTTGAGGGCGTACATAAACTCTTTCGCTAGAACCCTTACGTTGGTAAGTATGTAGTTGAAAAGTGGTGTTACAGTTGTGACAAGTTCCGAGACCACGTTCCCAATCGTAAGAAGCACATTGTGCTTTCTGATTCTTGGGTTGCCTATCATGTGAACAAAGAGGACAAATGCCTTGAGTCTTCTTTGTATCTAAGCTGTACTGATTGAATTCATCAATCAAGAATCCATTGATCTCTGTTTCTTGCATTTAATTTAATTAGAATGGTAGGTCGTCGTCGACAACTGATGGGGCTGGAGCTGACTGCTGCATGGGTTGACCATCACGCGGAGCAGGTTCAACGTTTGTACCGTTTGTCCACACTACCTTGACATTTCCAAGGTAAACCTTTTCAGACTTAGCGTCACGCTCTTCTTTGGTTTGTTGTACAATGACTGGGCCAGAGTTACCAAATTGATCTGGCTCGTCGTTTAATGTGATCGTGATAGGTAAATACTTACCTTTTTTACCGTTGATGATCTTATCTTTTGGAATTTTGTTAAGATCAATACTTGTTGCTATTATACTTGCCATTATTATAAGTTGTTAATTTGTCTAAACATATACTTAAGCTGCTCTTTAGTAACGCTAGTGTTACGCCGTATATTATCTACAGCTCTTAAATGGGTTTGCTTAGGATAAAATTCATCTTGGTTTGCTACAATACCGGTTACGGTACATGTTCTGGTTAATGGTTTTGATTTTTTAAATTTAAATTTCATATTAATATTATCGATTTGGTTTCGTATTTTATTTGTTAAAGTGTTTTGTTTATAAAGTATTGTTTAGCATCGAAGCCTTCTGTGTTATAAAACAAGTTGTAGACTTCAACTGCTCTTTGTACTTTGTTTAAGCCTCTCTGTAGGAAGTCGCTTGAACAATCGAATATACCTATTTGTTTAGTGTTTTTATCGATAGCTATAAATATCATATCGTATCCAAACAGTTTACTATATATGTATGCTTGACTGTCATAATTGTATTTCCATGCAGAGTTTTTAAATGCGTGTATGTCGTTAGTTGTTTTCAGATCTACAATCAGTTGTTCACTGTGATTGATTATATCTGCTTTACCTTTCCACATTACGCCTTCTATTTCCATAACGCCTGGTTGCTCGTATATTACGTCTCCTGATCTTATCAAGTCATAGCATATTTGGTTACTCATTACTGTATCAGTCAGTAACTCTATGCTGTCAACTTCTTGTTGTAGCAAACATAATTCTCCACCAGACATCTCTTTATAAGCCTTAGAGTTCCTTGTCTTTGACTGTATCACTTTGTATTTCTTCAACTTGTCAGGTTCAAGTATTGCAGTGTGAAAGTAGCCGCCAACAAGGAACGCTGGATTAGGCTTGCTAGGCTCCCCTAGCGCTAAAGGATTATTTAGTAGGGTTTTGATATCACTATTACTGAGGTACTTCTTACCATACTCTCCGTAATAATTCACATCGTCCCTGAGTTTTTCTATTATCTCATTTTTATCCATTTAGTGTTTCAAGTGCTGCTTGCTGTGCAGCTGAAAGCTTGTACTTACTCTTTATCTTTTCGAGTGTACCTCCTGATTCTATATAAGCTGTAGCTTTTTTCATAACCTCAGGTGTTGCTTCTTCTTTTTGATGATTGTTTGTTGCGTCACTGTCCTGTGTATCATCAATCAAGAACAGATTGCCTAAAGCATACTTTTTACCATAGCTAGAAGCCGAACCAAACTGCTGTGGTACTTGCATACCTTTTTGCATCATGTCTACTCCAACTATAGCTTGAGCTGTTATGCTAAACTCGCCGTCGTTTAATGACGCAGTAGTTTTAATGATTGGTGATTGACTGTAGCCTTCAGTTATCAAATCTTCATTGATAATAACTGTTACTCCTAACTCCTTTAAAAAGGGCTTTATTGCTTCAAGAATGTCTTCGGCTGATCTGAAATGGTATTTGCCGAAGGAATTAAATCTAGATTTCTTAGATTTGAATCTAGTTTGGATCTCAATTAACTTTTCGTTTAATGTCATTGGTGTTGTTGGTTTGTACTTATATAATTACACATAATTTAATTTATTTAATATCTAATTTAAAGATAATCAAGCACTTGCGAGTGGTCGACTCGTTCGATTAACTTGTTTACTGCTTGCCTTTTTAGCTGCGATACACGCACATAAGCTGAGTCTCCTTTGATACCTATTTTTTCTGCGATCTTTACTGCTGGCAGTTTATCACAGTCTAATCCGTAAGACAGTCTTAATACTTGATACTCTTTATCGTCTAAATGTTTCAACAATAAACCTTTTAAGTATACATTAAGTAAGTCTTGGTTGTATGGCTCAGAGTTATCAGGTATATCGTATGGAGAGTCTTCATTATCTTTTTCATCTATACTTAAGAATATAGAATTAAAAAACATAGCTACCATCTTTTCGTCTTTATCAAAAGACTTGCGTATATCATTTAGCTTGTGCTCTGGTATGCGTATATCTCCACGATTTATATCTATTGATCTACGTATAGCACCTTTAATCCTCTTTGTTAAGAAGGATTTCATTGTTTGCTCTTTATTTTCAGACTTAGCAAACACATCCCAGTCTATTCTATCAACTGCTTTAACTAAGCCAATGTGGCCAAACTGTATTAGATCAAGCACACTTAGAATACCTATAGCTTGTTGCGAAGTAGAAAACTTTTTAGCAATGTTCTCTACTAAAGGTAAGAACTTAATAATTAACTGATCTCTAGAATATAGAGGATAATTATCTTCGTACTGTGGTAGTCTATCTATTGATTGCTCTACATCAGCTTTGTATTTGTTGTAGTTTTGTAAATTATATTTCCTCATTTAATGATTCTTTTTCTTGCTTTAATTGTTTAGACATATTTCTATGCAATGTTCTAACAGAACAGTTTAAGTTCTGTGCTATTTTACTTAATGTTATTTTTTCTCCTATGTGGTTTATTTCTATCATGGTAGAATATATTATATCTTCCGTTACTTTAGATCTACCAATCAGCTTGCCTACTATACTTAACTTTTGATTTGTACTTAGTATTATACCAGGCTTAAATATTACTTTTCTTATTTTGTTTATTGGTGGATCGATGCCGCTGTTAATTACTTCTTTGATCATATGATTTAGAACAGACTGCTTAATGAAAAACGTAACAAATCCGTTTTCTTTATCAGCTATAAACTTAAACACATTAATAAGATCTTGCTCATCGATACCTTCATTTAAGAATTGTAACGCTAAGAAATGCCACTTAAGAGATTTGTATGTAGTTATTTTAGCTTTGCTTGCAAACAATGTGTAGCATTGGTATGTACCATTTTGATAAAACCAATACACATCTGTTTCAGAGCTAGGCTTATCAGACCAAGGATAACATCTAGTAATTATCCTCCTATCATGCAACCACTTAATATTTCTTTCATGTGACATAAGCCCCTTACTAATTATATCTTATAGGCTATTGTCATAGCCCTTGTTTTACTTATAAATATATTCATTCTTACCTGCTACACTATACTTATCACCAATATAATAATTCCAATATGCAATTACACTATCGTGATCTTTGTATTCATCAGGCATACATTGTGGAGGTTGTTTAAAACCTCTCTTAGGTATTTTTGGAGGTAACTTATGCAACACGTCTTTGCATTTTGTTATAACTAAATGCTCTTTATTATACCTGTTTTTGTACTCATTGCCGAGTGCTAGCATGTGTATATACAACCATTCATAATGATCTGCTGATTGCCTAACCCACTTAGTACTTGGATGATTAAGATGTGCAACTCTATATGGTACATCATGATTTCCATAGTAGTGATGCGCTGTACATAGCATTTGAGCTGACTCTAATACCATCTTTACTACATGTTTATTATACTGTCTTTCTGCCGCTTTAATAGGACACTCATCTAAATAAAATATATTCATTTCTTTTTTACCTCTTCTGTTTTATATCTTTGTTTACGTTTTTTATCTTTCACTATTGTCTTAGTTGTTAATGCTACTATAGCTATAAGCGCTGCAGTAAACCAACAAGTAAAGCATTTGTCACTCCAATAACCCATTATTTTACTACTTTAATTTGATTAATGTAGCCCTTGG